GCGTCTATGGTGAAGGCCAACGCGCACAATTTTCAAACCGTCAAATCTTTACGAATTGGAAATATATTCCATTAGCTGAATTCCCAGAGTTTGACGAAACGGTGATAGGCATTGACTTTGGATTTACCAATGATGAATTAGCGATTTTAGAAATCGGCAAAATAAAAGATAAAATATATATCAATGAGTTAATGTATAAAAAAGGAATGACCAACCGCGACATTGCAAACTTTTTAAAAAACATAGGCAAGGCGGACGTGTTGGCCTATTGTGATTCAGCAGAACCAAAATCCATCGTCGAATTGCGTCAAATGGGTATATTGGCAAAAGGTGCGGTCAAGGGCGCAGGCTCAATAAATGCAGGGATTAGTTTAATAAAAGAACACGAAGTGTTTGTTAGTAACGAATCAAACAATCTAAAACGCGAACAACATTCGTATTATTGGCAGCAATTAAAAGACGAAACGATTATAAATAAACCTATTGACGCCAACAACCATTTGATGGACGCATTGCGTTACGCCGTTTATTCTAAATACAAAAACCGAACTGAATTTTTTGTCGTCTAAAAAACAATTTTAAATTTTGTATTTTTACGAAAATTTTATACATCAATAAAATATGGCATCATTACTCGACCGCTTTAAGTCTATAATTTCAAAAAACGCACAACAAACCGCACAACAATACAACAACGCAATTTATAATTGGTTGGGCGAATCAATCGTTTGGAATCCGGAAAATGACGATTCCTATATTACAGAAGGGTACAGAAAAAATTCAACGATTTACGCGTTGGTTAATTTAATTACAAAAGCGGCGACAACAATTCCGTTTCAAGTTTACGAAAAGACAAACGAAAACGATTATAAAAGATATAAGGCCATGACGTCCGGAACGTTTGACGCTGCGACAATACACAAGGCGGCAATGTTACAAAAACGTTCGTTGGTTGAGTTACAAGACACCGAATTGCATAAATTATTGGAACGTCCAAATCCGGCGCAATCATACAATAGTTGGATAACTGAATTAATCGCATTCGGTAAATTAACGGGAAACCGTTATATCTACGGAATAGGACCCGATACCGGCGCCAATGTTGGAAAATATACTGAACTTTATGTGATGCCGTCGCAGATTATGGAAATCGTTTCCGGCGGTATAATGAAACCCGTATCAAAATACAAAATAGAATACAACGGAACGTTTGAAATACCTGCTGAAGAAATATGCCACATTAAAGATTTTAACCCTTATTATGATGGAACAGGTTCACATTTATATGGACAATCGCCATTGCGTGCGGGGTTACGTTCATTAACAACAAACAATGAAGCGGTTCAAACGGGTGTTAAGTATCTACAAAATCAAACGGCGCGTGGTTTATTAATGAGTGATGAGGGCGACATTAACGAAGTACAAGCGCAACAATTAAAAGACAAATTCCGAAAACAATTTCAAGGTTCAGACAATGCGGGTGATGTTATTATAACACCGAAAAAATTGTCGTGGGTTAACTTTGGATTGAATGCTGCGGACGTTTCATTGATTGAGCAATACAACGCGAGTATAAAAGATTTATGTAATATCTACAACGTACCGGTTCAACTACTAAACAACACCGAATCGTCGTCATATAACAATATGAAGGAAGCAAAAAAGGCGTTATATCAAAACGCGGTTATTCCCGAACTGTTAAAGATTAAAGACGAATTAAATCGTTGGTTAGCGCCAAAATACGGTGACAAACTTTGTATTGAATTTGATTTTTCAGTTATTCCAGAGTTACAAGAAGAAACCGACAAAGTCGTGGACCAATTGTCAAAGGCGTGGTGGATCACACCAAACGAAAAGCGTGCGGCTATGAATTACGGAAAAGATGAGGAAACGTCACAATTGGATGATTATTATATTCCGGCGAATCTTATTCCGGTGCAATCTAATGACGTTGAAATGCCCGTTGAAAGTATAGACGTTGACGTCAATAAGTTTTTAAACAAAGACGAAACCCTAAAAAAAAAAGAGATTTCGGAACGCCTTAAATTAGCGTTGCAAAATAAAATCGACGAACACAACGACGAAGTTGGCGACGACAAAGACAAACGAACAACTGTTTCAATATTGTTTGAGGTTTACGAACGTGGCATTGGTGCATATAGAACAAACCCGTCAAGTGTACGGCCTTCAGTATCATCACCGCAACAATGGGCAATGGCTCGCGTTAATTCATTCTTATATGCGTTAAAGAACGGTAAATTTAGAGGTGGCAAACACGACACCGATTTATTGCCCGAAGGTCACCCAATGAGCAGCAAAGACAAACCAACAGAAAAAAACGAAACGTTTACAACATACCCGCAGACCGCAACAAATAACGCTAAACGAATGATTGAATGGCGCGAAAAATACGGTGATGAGGTGCGCGCGGGAACGCCTACGGGTTGGCGTCGTGCGTCAATGTTAGCAAACCGCGAACCATTAACAGTTGAAATGCTTAACCGCATTAAATCATTTTTTGCAAGACACGAAGGCAATCAAACAATTGCGGACCGTTATAAAGACACACCATGGCGCGACAATGGTTTTGTTTCGTGGAATCTTTGGGGTGGAACTGCAATGCGTGATTGGGTAAATAAAAAACTGAACCAAATAAACGATTAGTTTGGCAATAGACAAAGACAAATGGCAATCGGCGTTTGAAAAGCAATTAGACATCGCTGAAAAAAAACAAATCGCCATTGTAAAGCGTTTTTATAAACGTGAATACAACAAAGGCATTGAATCGTTTATTGCAGACGGTCAAACCAATTTCCAACTATTATTTAACGAGAAAGATTTATTAAAAATTTATCGTGATTTATATACAGATATTGGAATGCGGTTTGCTAAATGGTACGCCAACAATATAAATAGATTTATAAAAAAAGCCGTTGACACTACCGACATTGATGACATTTGGCGAAATGCGTTTGGTGCGTTTGGTTCAGCAATGGGCGCGGAACGTGTAACATTGGTAAGCGGAACGGCTCGCAAAACTTTAATTGAAATAACACAAAGGTTGATGCGCAATCCCGAGTTTATGACATTGGGCGCGGTTGAACGTGGGCGTATATTACGAAACCAATTCAATAAGTATTCACAATGGCAAGCCGAACGTGTTGTTCGTACTGAAGCGACGGCGGCGGCTAACTTTGCACAAACACAAGCCGCACAAACTATTTTCCCGTCGGAACAAATGCAAAAAGAATGGATTGCAAGTTTTGACGATAGGACGCGCGACACACATTCAGAGGCCGACGGTCAAATTGTAATGGCTAACAATACTTTTTTAGTTGGCGGTCAACCAATGATGTTTCCGGGCGATCCCGCGGGCGGTGCTGCGGAATGTATCAATTGCCGTTGTTCTGTTGCATATTTTCCAATAGAGGGCGCACAAACTGTTGGTGATATTACTAATATAAACTTTGGATTAGGCGGCGGCTCAACAACCGGGTTTGGATTAGGCGACTTTGCGAGCGCTATTGGAACAACAATTGTTTCGGGTGTTGAAAATGTAGCTAAAACAATAGCAGAAGCAAGGCGCCAATTGTCTGAATTGTTCACAAATAATAAATTTAAGGTTGATAAATTAACAATGTCGCGTTCATTAACAGTTGAACAATACAATTTACGATTAGCAGAATTAGAACGTCTTTTTAATTTATATAATTTTGATAGAGAAGCAAATTTTATTAGGAATATTATTATAAAAAACAAATCAACCCGAAGAAGTTTTGGTTATATAAAACGCGGAAGAACAAAATCTGAATTATGGGAATTAAATTTAGGTGATGAAACCGATAAATTAGCTAATAGAACAAGGGGATTATTTAGTGATAGATTTGATAATTTAAGATTTAAAAGCGCAATTGATGCAGATAAAAACTTTTTATCAACATTAGTACATGAGATGGGACACGTTTTAACACGTTCCGGTTTAAATTCAGAAATAGAATTTTGGCGAAACATTACAAAAATTAAACGTGAATACACTAAAAATTTATTAAAATATAGAGAAACAAACAACTTTAAAGGTTTCAATGAAATATTTTTGGGTAAATACGCATCAAAAAACGCAGATGAATTTATGGCGGAATGTTGGACGGAATATCAATTGAGTTCAAACCCTTCTTATTATGCGAAATTGGTTGGTGAATTAATAGATGAATTTTATAAAAAATAAATTATGGATCAAAAAGAAAATTACATTTGCAATCGCTGCAAACATTTAAGGCCTTTGTCCGGTGGTTGCAATGCTTTTCCCGATGGAATACCTTTTGATATGGGTGTTTTTATAGAACATTTCAAACCTTTACCCGAACAAAAAAATAAAATCGTGTTTGAAGAAGGTGAACCAACGCAATTTTAAAAATTCGTATATTTACAAAAATTTTTCTTATGAATACAATTCTTTACAAAGCGGCGCCGGTTGGCGAATTAATTGATGCGGACGAAAAGGCCGGAATTATAAAAGGTTACGGCAGTTATTTCGGGAATAAAGATTCCGACAATGACGTGATTATGAAAGGCGCGTACAAAAAGACTATTGCCGAAAACGGTGAACGTGTTAAATATTTATATCAGCACGATATGAACCAACCAATCGGAAAAATGACTGAATTGTACGAGGACGAAAAAGGTTTGGTATTCGTGGCGGAAATTGCTAAAACACAATTAGGAAAAGACGTTGTCGAGTTAATGAAATCGGGCGTTATTACTGAAAATTCAGTTGGTATTATGCCAATGCAAAAAAACAATAAAGGCGATTATAGAGAAATAACAGAAGTTAAACTGTACGAAATAAGCGCCGTCACATTAGCTGCAAACGACCAAGCCAAAATATTAGACGTAAAGGGTAACGTTGACGTTGAAAAACTTTCAAAGCGTTACGACAACCTAACAAAATTAATTCGCA